GGCATGGGGCTTAGGGGATAGCGGGACATTCCTTGCCGTACAGGCTGGCGGTACTGTTACCGGGTTCGGGGCCGGACGCCTTGATGAGCGCGACGGCGATAAGTTCAACTTCTGCGGGGCGCTCCTGCTTGATGATCTTTTAAAGCCGGATGACGCCCACAGCGATCCAGCAAGGAAGGCTGTTAATCGGCGATGGGATGAAACTATCAAGACGCGCCGTAATTCTCAATTCACCCCGACCATCGTAATCATGCAGCGATTGCACGTAGGCGACTTCGTTGGGCATTTGCTGGCAGATACGACAATGAACTGGCGCCATGTTGTTATACCCGCCATTCTTGACGAGGGATTGCCTACCGAGCGGGCCCTGTGGCCAAAGAAGCACACGCTTGAAGCCCTCAAAGAGATTCGCGGCAACACGCCTACCAAAAAGCATGTGTTCGCCACGCAATACCAGCAGTCGCCTTACGCCCTGGGCGGCGACATCATAAAAGGCGCTGACTTCGGTCGTTATGCACGCGCACCGGTTATTCAGTTCCGCAAGATATTTGCTGACACCGCACAAAAGACAGGCGAGCGCAATGACTACTCTGTATTCGAGGAGTATGGCCTTGGCGACGATAACAAGCTGTATTTGCTTGGCATGATCAGGGGTAAATGGGAGGCGCCAGAACTAAAACGCCAGTGCATTGATTTCTGGAACAAGTGCAATGCGCGGACCAACATGGGAGCGCTTCGTGAAATGGGCGTCGAGGATAAGGCGAGTGGTACCGGACTTATACAGGACATCCAGCGTGACGGGAAAATACCCGTCGTCGCCATTCAGCGAAACAAAGATAAATTGACCCGAGTCATGGACGTGGTATCGTATATCGAGGCTGGTTATGTTATGATTCCGGAGGATGCGCCTTTTGCATCCGATTTTATTTCAGAGTGCGAGGCGTTCACAGCGGATGATTCGCATTTGCACGACGATCAGATTGACCCATTATTGGATGCGATTAACGATATGCTCGCCAACCGGAACCCAGACTATATGCCATCCGTGAGAGTGATATGAAGCTACCCCAAACATCAAAAACAGATAATATCCTGATTGCTGGGCTTGTGTTGTCATACGCCGGAATAGCGATACAGTTCGGCAGCGGTTATGGACTTATTGCAGTGGGAATTGCACTGACACTTATGGCGCTGGCCGCTAAATTATCGGGTGAAGAATAATGGCCTTGTTTAATATCAAGTCGCAGCCGCAAACAGAATCAAAATCATATCTACCCGAGCAATCATTCGCTGAATTCCTGTTCAGCTCCGGCAATGGTGACATCGGAAGTTACGAAGCCATTCGATTGTTCTACCAGTGCAAGCCTTTTTTCCACGCCGTTAAAAAGCGGTCCGGTGGATTCGCACAGATACAGCCTCGCGTTTACGATACCGAGCTGAAAGAATTTGTAGACGATCATCCGATTATCAAGAAACTTAAAAACCCGAACCCGTTCCAGTCTTACCATGCCTTCGCTGCCGAAATGGCAGAATGCTTTGATGTAACCGGTAATGCCTTCCCTATCGCTACCGGTAACGTTAAGTACTCGCCAATCGAGCTGTACAACGAAAAGCCGCAATACGTGAACATGACAGACGGCAAGAACTCGTATTATTACCCTGCCGTCATCGGCGTTAACACCAAAAACGACACCCGCAACTATCGCCTTGAGGATGTGAAGCCAGACGGCATAACAACGGCTCGCTATTACACGCCGGATAAACTTGGCGAGATATGGCAAACCAAAGACACAAACCTTGGCTATCAGCTGTCGGGGATGTGGGGCATGAGTCGCGCTCAACCGGTATGGCTTGAGATCCAGCAATTTGTAGAGGCAAACACCAACAACCTGTCTATCTTGCGTAGAGGTGGACGTCCTTCTCTTGGCTGGTCGTGGACTGGTGATGCTCCGATGACAGACGCGCAGTTCGTACGCGCACGCGAGGAGTTGAAAAAGTACACGGGTGCAAGTAACGCAGGAAGGCAGGCGATCGTAGACAAACTGAAGCCCGAATCCATCGGCCAGACCATGCGAGACATGGAGTTCAGCGTTAACCGCGAGACGGTCCAGAAAGACATTTATGTAACATACGACGTGCCGCTTGCCTTTATGTCTACGTCTGCAATGACGCTGGATAACCTGAAAGTATCTGAATTCCTGATGTGGCGTGACTCGATACTACCGCTGGCGTCGTTCCTGTTTGGCGAGCTTAGCCGGTTCTTATTGCCACGATACGGCAACATCGGCAAGCACAAGGTCGAGAACATGCGCATTACGTTTAACCCGTTCGATATTGAGGTATTGCGTAGACAGCGCATTGCTGACACATACGATCTGTCTAAAATCCAGATAATGACAGACAACGAGATGCGTACCGGGTTAGGTTATGAGGATTTGATTGACGGCGGCGATAACGTGTGGAAGCAATCGACCTATGTACCAGACGAGTCAGACGCTGATACCAGTGATAACCTCAAACGCCCGATTAAATCACTGTCGAAAGACGATGAATTTATTAACGACTTGCGCGATATGAAACGCCGTGACGGTACGCCGTTGTTTGATCAGGTAGAGTTAGACAAATATCGCAAGGCGCAATAATGGCCGGATTCAACACCGACCCCGTTAAGCTTCGCAGGTCTGTACAGCGTCAGGATGCACTAAAGCGCAAACTTGAAAAGCCTCTTGGATCCGCTATTCGCTCGTTATTCCGCAAGATGGCTGATGACCTTGAGTCTCGATTGATCGATGCCGGGCAGCCTATCGATGCCCGTGACTACGACGGCATTGTCGAGAAGCTACTGGCAGATGCATACGAAAAAACAGGTTATGAATTTGGAGCCCTGCTTGCCGATCATATCCGCACGTCCGATGATGACGATAAAACAGTGAGAGCTGTACAGGCTACGGCACTTGCCGATAAGACATCGGTTAAGAAAGTTATTGACTCCATGCAAGCCGAGACTGACAAGCGCATGGCTAAGTTCACAGTCAAAACCGTACCGCCTCGCGCCGCCGATATTAACCGAACAACGAACAAAGCAATAACCCGGGCAATGGATAACGCTGCCAAGCAGATAGCCGCCCATGCCGCGTCCACCAAGTTCGATGCCAGCCAGACCGTTATTGATATGCGCGAGTTTGCCGAGCAGGTTAAAAAGAATTTCCTTGACAGTGTGATCTATCGCGGCGACATGATCGCGCAGACAGAAATACAGAATGCCGCAGAGGAAGCAAAGTCGGCAGAGGTCGCTTCGTTCTTCGACACTATCACCACACCGATTGAGGACATGATCGTAGACGGTCAGGTATTAGTTGCCGAAAAAATATGGGTAACAATGGGTGACGATAAGGTGCGGCCATCGCATGCCGACGCTGATTTCCAGATTGTGGACGTTGGCGAGTCGTTCGAGGTTGGCGGTTATTCGATGGACTATCCTGGCGACAGCACGCACGGAGCCCCGCTCGATGAGATCATAAATTGCCGCTGCCAATCTAACGCGGTGATTCAGTAAATTCTCTGTGCCATTTTTGGCACTACTCTAAAAAATCAATATTCCTTAAACTTGCGCAATATATTTTATGAGTTGCGCATGACATTACTTTGCACAGCAAAAACAACAGACGGCTCTACTGCTGAGATTGATTGGGATGGCGGCGTATTGCAGCTTGCTATCGATGGCGTATTCGATGGCGCAACTGTTGCATTGCATGTTGATCAAGACGGTCTCGGATACCAGAACCTTGTAGGCCTTGAGCAGACAGTCCCTGATGTTAATCGTATATTCCTGAAGCCTTGCGGCTTTAAGTGCGTAATCTCTGGTGCAGGCGCATCAACATCTTTGACAGTGAGTGCAATCTAATGCCAGTCATTGACTTAAAAAATAAAGGCAAGCGAGAAACTAAAAACTTCCATTTTGAAGTAAAGAGCGTTGCTACCGAAGAGCGCAATGGCCAGAAGGTTGGAATTATCACCGGTCTTGCCAGCACTTACGACAAAGACCGTGGAAACGACATCATATTACCCGGTGCTTTTACTGAAACCATAGCTCGGCACAAGGCTACCGGTCGTCCGGTCCGTATGCTGTTCCAGCACTGGTCAGAGAATTTGATAGGCGGCTTCCCGATTGAATCGGTTAAAGAAACATCGGAAGGCCTCGAAGTGGTTGGCGAAGTTAATTTATTGCCTGGCCACATGGGCGAATGGGCTTATTCGCTGGCCAAGCAAGGCGTGCTGTCTGACTTCTCTATCGGCTTTAGCTGCGTTGAGGAAGAGTATCAAGGCAATGTACGCCTGATCAAAAAATTAGAATTATGGGAAGTATCGCTCGTCAATGAGCCTATGAACACAAACGCCCGTGTTGCCAGCGTTAAAGCGCATGGCGAACAGGCAGCGTACACGCTCGATGATGTTGTCGAGATTAAGACGTTAAGAGATTTTGAAAAATGCTTGAGAGATTCAGGATGTTTTTCAAAACAGGCTGCGCTGCATTTGGCGCAACTTGCTAAGTCCAATCAGTGGGATGCTGAAGCAGACACATTAC